GAGCGCAAAAATGGGGATTTTGGGGGTGCTCACGGGGCTAAATTGTACAAATGTACAAGATGGCCAAAATGGTCAAATCGACGAGTATTTGGACACTTAGTTTTTAGGACAGTTGGCCGAATGAAAACGTTTAAACTATCGTCAAACGGCGTATAAAGCCAATATACGGCAGTTCAGGGCCTTAAAAACACGCGAAACCCGATTTAAACTGTCACAGAATGCACTCAAACGGCAGATCGGCGCTCAAAAAAAAGTCAAATACGAAACAGGAATTGTAGTGTTGAAAAAAACTAAACGTAGTAGAGATAAAGGATACGGAAGGCTCCGAGCGTGTTAAGATGGGGAAAATGGGGCTGAAAAAGGGGCAAAAAACAACCGATTTTGGATATAGCGGAGTGGTCTTGTCTGAGGAAAAGTTAAAAAAAATGCAGATTATTTTTTCTGTAGGCTTTTGTGGTTCGTAACCTGAGCCGTGCCAAGGGGTTAGAAGATTTTTATAAAGGTGAGGCAATTTATTTTTGTTCGGCAGGCGGGGTTTCGGTGTCGGTTCCGTAGATGCGGGCGATGATCTGGCGGGCGGTGGCGGTATTATCAAGGGCCCGGACTTCGAGCTTGTCTATCTGACGCTGAAGGTCTTGGAGATCTTTGTGGCTCACGCCTTGACCGCGTATCTGGCGGGCGTTTAGCTCGTTGAGCTGCTTTACCAGGTGGGCCCTCTCTTCGCGGATGCGGGCGGTTTCCCGGTTGATAAAGGAACGGGCGATACCGGCCAGGTCGATGTAGGACTCTCTCCAGCGCTCACCATCGGGGGAGGGTTGGCCGGTTATGAGCCAGTGGAGGTTTGCACCGAAGATGTGCGCGAGACGAGTCAGGACGTAAATATCGGCGGGAGTGTTTTCGGCCTCCAGATTCGAGAGCGACCCACTTCTTTTATAGCCCAGTTTTTGGGCGAGTTCAGCCTGGGTGAGACCCGCTTTTTGGCGCAAAAAACGCAGTCTATCACCGAAGCCCAGTTTTTTTCGCATATTTTCGTTTTTGTTGTTTTTTACTGTTGACATTTTATCATCGAGGGGGATATTATTAGCCGATGTTCTATTATAGAGAATACATAATCATAGGCAGAGGCGAACAGGTATATGGAAATAAACGACAAACCAGTTCGGATCGTCAATAAACGAGCTCTTAAATTAGTCAAAGAGCGAGCGAACCGGGAAGGGCGGTCGGCGTCAAATGCTGCCGCCTGGACGATAATCGAGGCTTTGGCCGGGCACGCCCAAGAGCAGAGGCAAGATACTGGTGGGCGGGGCACAGGTCAAGTGTCTTTTCCAGAAAACATTGTGGAAAGAGGGCCGGGAAATGGGTAGGTCACGGATAGGTGAGGATATTTCGCGGGAGTCTGTGGATCTGTGCAGCCGGTTGATTGACCTGGCGGCGGCGCTAGAGGCGAGGCGGGAGTCAGAGCGTGTTGTCGGATATGGCTGCGCGAAAGTGCTGCTCGCCTTGGATGATCGGCTTACTAATTGGGAGGGGCATGTGGTTGCGGGTATCCTGGAGCGATTTGCTGCGGAAACCGTGGAGGTTATGAAGCGTGATCACGGTGCGTTCGATGAGCTGGCGCAGAAGGGATGTGTGGGGTTGGGGGTGGGGCCGCAAAAGGAGCCGGTGGTGCTCCAGTTTAAGGGGACTGACGATGTGGGCTAACAAGCAAAAAGGGAGGTGGGGGGATCCGGTAAGGGAAGCTGTCGAGGCTCTGAGCGAATGGGAACAATGGTTTATGCTGATGCTTTTTAGTGTTCAGCGGGGCTGGATTTCGCTTGAAAAAAGGACGAATGAAAGCTGGGGCGTATGTCTTGAGGGATGGCATGGATAATGATTTTGAGAACTTGTTCAGGGACGGGGCACGAACGCGATCGACGCCCAGTACAAGGACGTGCTGGGCGTCGGTCAAATCTATCAACGGGGGGGGTCGGACGGTCACGGCGATTGTCAGCAGCGAAGGTCTGGATCGCGACAACGAGGTCATCTTGAAAACGGCATTTAAGGAGTCGCTTCCGGGATTTCTCAAAAATCCGGTTGTCCTGGCGGCGCACCAGCATAGGCTTTCGAATGGACGAAGCCCGGTGGTTGGGGTTGTCAAGGCGGCTAGGATTGTAAAGGGGGGCCTGTTGGCGGAGATCGAGTTTCATACTTATACAGATATTGCGGAGGAATATTGGCGGTTATACAGCAACAAGGTGCAGCGGGCATTTTCGGTTGGATTTATACCGTTAGAGCATGAATATCGGAACATTGAAGGCAAGACGATTCTGTGCCATACCCGGATCGAGCTATTGGAGATAAGCTGTGTCGCCATTCCGAGTAACCGCGAATCGTTGTCGCGTTCAGCAGAGCGGAAACGTGGTTTTATTGCCGCGAAAAAGGAGCGGGAACGTCAGGACCGGGACACCCAGGTGTTCGGGGAAATGACTGCCGGGGTGGGCAAGTATGCGGACAGAGAAAAATATCCATGGTTGCATAATTTCACGGCAGCCGAGGAGCAAGAAGCTGCCGAGTTTGAAGAAAAAATTGCGGGCATGTCGGAGTGGGAATTGGATGCTTGGCTGGAATCAGACGAGCTCGAACTGCCGGGGGCTCACGATCGCGGAGGGGAGGTTTTGGTTGAAGCTGGCCACAGGTCTGGGGATGAAAATAAGTTTGCGGACCTGTTGGTATAACTTTTTTTTGGGCGGCAGTTTGACTGTCGGCTTTTGTGTGAGGCTGCTGTTGCGGGCGGTCGCAGCGCTGCGATGGGGCCGAACCGGAACACACAAGGGTCTGCTGCGGACGGAAAGAGCTGTTGCAGGACTGCGAAAGTGCAGTTCGGTGCGTATCACTTGGTTGAAAACGGGGTGCGGCCTTGAGCCAGGGGCCGCATCTTATTGAAGCAAAAACTGGCGGAAAGGAATCTGTGTTCATGGATAGCAAGTTTGAGAAGATGGTCGAAAAAGGTTTTGAGGCGGCCTCGGAAAAGATGGCCGGTTTGGAGGCCGACAGGGACCGGCTCCGCGAAGAAGTTGAGCAGTTGCATGCATTGGTTCGCCGCTACAGCAAGGCGGTCTTGACCGGACTGGTTCCGGGGACCGACCGTGAGTACAAGAAGTTCTGGCCGACAGAAGAGGCGGCTTACGACTTCGGTGAGCTTATTCTCAAGGCCCTGGGCCGCAAGGCGATGGGCGAATCGACCGAGGCCGGAGGCGGCGTGCTTGTGCCCGATGAGATGCGGCTACGTATTATCGATATGATTGCCCGGTACGGCAAGTTCCGGGCTAATGCAAGCGTCGTTGAGCTTGGCTCGGCTTCGGAATGGGTTCCTCGAATAGCGTCTGACTTGACGGTGTATGTGCTCGGCGAAGGGGCTGAAATAACCGCCTCCGATATGGGTTTTAACCAGGTCCGGCTTAACACCGAAGACCTTTATTGCGCTTGCTGCTGTCAGCAACGAATTGAGCGAAGATAGTCTGATTGGGATAGGCGAAATTCTGGCGATCTCACTGACTCGCAGTATGGCCAAGTCCGAAGACCTGATCGGGTTTATCGGGGACGGGACATCTACATATTTCCGTATGCGAGGCATAGCGGGTGCGCTTCGTGCGGTTGATGATACCATCGGAAATATCGCCGGTTTGGTTGTTGCGAGCGGCAACGCGTACAGCGAAATAACTTTGGCGGACTTTCGCAAGGTCGTCGGTATTCTGCCGCCTGAGCTGGACGAGACGGCGGCCTGGTATATGCATAAGCGGTTTTACTATGACGTGGTATATGCTTTGGCGGCGGCAGCGGGTGTGGCGAACATCTTTGAAGTATTAGCGGACCGCGAAGGCCGGTTACTTGGACGAGCAGCTCATGGCCGGGATCTACGCAATGATGGGGACGGCGGTTTCGTTCGCAACACCGTATCATCCACAGAGCAAGTCGATCGAGCGGTTTTTCGATACTATGGATTGCCACTTCGCCAAGCTCTTTAAGACGTATTGCGGCAAGGACGTTAAGCGAAGACCGGAGGCGCTGACGGGGATACTCAGGAGCAAACGGGGAATTGCCGAAGGGCTGAGGCTGGCCGAGTTCAGTGAAAAGTTCGGAGAATATGCAGAGCTCTACAATAACACAGTTCATACGGGTAACGGTATGAACGGCAGGACTCCGGCTGAGGTATTAGCTAAGCGAACACGCAAGCGGGTGATGAAAGAAGGTGTGCTGGAGCTACTTATGCGGGTGTGGTCGGGCGAACTGGTCATCGGCAAAAACGGGGTCAGGTTCAAGGGACTTTGGTTCGGCCAATTCGATCCGGAGCTTATCGCCTTACAAGGTAAAAAGGTCCGGGTTTCGTATGACCCGGATGATCTTCGCCGGGTGTATGTCTATGACGCCGCGACCTGGCAGTTTATAACGATCGCCGAGCAGGCGAAATTTGTTGCTTACGGGCGGGTAGGTGAGGAGGATTTGCGGGCGGCAACGCGAGAAAAGAATCGGGTCAGGCGGGCTGTCAAGGAATTTCGGAAGGTGTCGGGGGATGAGTTGGATCTGGCGAGTTTGACGTTACGGGCTATGGAGCAGAGGACGGAGCCGGAACCCGAACCGCAGCCGGTGACGCTTTGCCCCGTGCGGACGCCTTTTGATAAACAGGTGGTCACGCATAAGCGGGCGGTGAAGAAGCAGGCGGCGAAGAAGCGAAAGCCGGACGAGGTGCTCGATATTGATCTCGCTTCGATGTGCGAGAGGAACGAGGATATTGATCTGGGGATAGACCTGACAAAGTTGATAGAGAAGAAGCGGCCACGAAAGAAAGAGTTATCTACCTGGCTGTGGGGCGTGGATTGCGACAAAAAGGGGTTATCTCCTGAACGGGCGTTGAAGAAGATTGCAGGAGGCTCTTGAAATGAGCAAGGACGTTCGAGTACATGTCAAGGCTGAAGGCGCGGGGGAGACAAAGCAGCAGCTTGAGGAGGTAGGCGGCAGCGCAAAAAAATTAGGCCGTGATGTTGCTGAGAGTCAAAAGACCGGCGCTACCGCGACCGAGCAGGCAAGCGGGAGGATGCGGAGTGCTCTAAAGAC